ACGGTGTAATAACTGAAGTTATTATAACAAGTACAGGAGCTGGTTATACTTCGGCACCAACAATTACAGTAGAAACTGATAAAGTAACTAAATTAATTGTTGACTCATTCGGCAATGGATATTTAACAGCACCAACAGTTACTATAACAGGAGGCGGCGCAAGTACACAAGCACAAGTATTACCAACTATGGATAATAATGGTGTAATAGCACTTGAATTTGATTTAGACGGTGACGATCTTCCGATTACAGGTAGCGGTTATACAAGTGATCCAATAGTAACTATTACAGATCCAAATGCTAAACTAGTAGCAATTGCAAATGGTTCAACTGATAATGCTACACTGTTAGCAACAGCAGATGTTGGCGACAATTGGGCAGCAGGAACAGCATTACCGAACAGTAACTTTACAAGTGTAACTTACGGTAACGGTACATATGTTGCTATCGGCGGCGCAGGCGGCGCTGGAAGTGCAGCAACATCAACAGATGGTGCTTCATGGGTATCACGTACTACTCCAACACTTGGAGCAGGAACACTTACAGGTGTTGCATACGGAGCAGGAACTTATGTTACAATTAACGGCGGCGGCAATGAAGCATTTACCTCAGCAAACGGTATTATTTGGGTAAGTGGAGGTAACTTACCGGCAACAGCAGTTTGGTCAAGTATAGCTTACGGCAACGGACGTTTTGTTGCAATAGCAAGTGCAAGTAATGAAGCAGCAATTAGTAACGATAAAGGAGTTACTTGGGTTGCATCACCAGCTGGACTACCAAGTTCAGAGGACTGGACTACAATTAAATATGCACAAGGACTGTTTGTAGCTGTTGCTGAAGGATCAGAAGTAGTTGCTACTAGCCCTAATGGTTTAACTTGGACTAAGCATATCGCTGCAACTGCTGATTGGCATGCACTAGCATTTGCAAGTATAGATAAGAAACCGACTTGGATAGCACTAACAAATAATGCAACACTTGAAAGTGCTGTGATTAATACTGGTGCTAAAACAATAGGTAGATTAACTGAAGCAGATGGAGCAATTAATCAAACAAGAATAATTGAACCAGGTTCAAACTATCCAAAAGGTAGTGTAGTAAGTACTACATCAACAAATACAATTACTGTTGACTCAACAGCTAATATGATTGTTGGTCAGCAAATTAAGTTTATTGGAGTTACAACATCAGGATTGCTTGATGAGTCATTATATTACATTAATACTATACCAAGTTTTACAACAATAACTGTAAGTTTAATTGCTAATACTGGTACACCAGTAGTGGTTGAAACAGCATCATTTACAAATGCAACATTTAGAACAGGACCTGTAGTAACTATTACTGATCCTAACTCAACAGTAGATGCACCAGTAGATGCAAGACAAGGTGATGGCGTACTAGCTAATCCAAGCTTCACTAATAGAGGTACAGGCTATCAAACTGCTACTACTGAACTTAGCGGTGATGGTGCAGCTAACTTATTCCAAGCAAGTACATTTATTGCTGTTAAGAACTTGTTTGATTTACCAGAACCAGGTTCGAACGTTGAATTTAGTGACCGTATTGGAACATTCTATAAGCTAGTTGCTATTAGTAATGTACTAGGAGACAAAGGTGATTATCAAGCAACGTTCCAGCTAAGTCCAGGACTGACAACATTGGTTGCACCATTAGACAGTACACGTATTACTATAACTAACAAGTATTCGCAAGTACGTCTAACAGGACACGACTTCTTGTATATTGGTACAGGTAACCAAGCTGATACTAACTATCCGTATGTAGATATTACAACTGCATTGCAAGAAAGACAACAGTTAGCAAGTAACGGTGGACGAGTGTTCTTTACAAGTACTGACCAAGATGGTAACTTTAACGTTGGTGGCTTGTTTGGTGTACAACAGTCCACAGGTACTGCAACACTAGATGCTGATGCGTTCAACTTAGCAGGCTTGCAGTCGTTGCAACTTAACGGTATTGGACTTGGAATTGGTTCAGCTATTATTACACAGTTTAGTACAGATCCATTCTTTACTGCAAACAGTGATAGTGTTGTGCCAACACAGCGTGCAATTAAGAGTTACATTACAGCACAGATTGGTGGTGGTCAGAGTAGCTTGAACGTTAACACACTAACTGCTGGTACAGTGTTTATTGCAAACGACGAAATAACAACAACCAGCGGCGGACAGCTAAATATAACAGCGAAGATGAACTTTACAGGCGGAATCGACGGTGCACCAGTTGCATTAGGATTCTTCTTAGCAAGATAACAACGGAGAAAACAAATGGCAACAGGAAGACTAGGTAACGTAGATATACCTGCAACAACAAACACTACAGCGTATACAGTTCCAGTAGGAACCTACGCTGTAGCGAATATCTCACTAACTAATAGAAATCCAACATCTATTAATTTGCGTGTAGCAATGGCAACAACTGCTACACCAGTAGATTCTGAATGGATTGAGTATGATACAGTGCTTATTCCAAATGGAGTTTTTGAAAGAACAGGCTTAGTATTGCAAGGCGGACTAAATATAGTAGTATATACAAACTTGGCAAATGTTGGTTGCACAGTCTACGGTATTGAAACATCTACAACATAAGATTAAAGGGAAAAATAAGATATGGCACGTTATAATACAGCACCCCAAACACTAGTTGTTACCGGAGAGCAAACCTTTACTTACGCATTTACTGGGGGAATTATTTCTCTAACTGGTATAGCTGGTTATACTGTTACGATGGTGAGTCCAGTCTTTTTTCCAGGTAGCAAACAAACATTTTATAATGCAACAGATGGACATATTACACTTGCAACAGCAGCAGGTCAAATTACAGGTAACGGTACTCCAACACCAATAGGCACAAGCGTTGATATTCCAAAGAATTCAACATATGTACTAACATCAGACGGTACTAACTATGTTCTAACAAGTGCATTATCAGGTCCAGCAGTATTTGAAGATCCGGTTGAATTTAGAAGTTTGCTAGATGCAAATGGTAAAGTAGAACTTAATCCGTTAGATGAAAATGTAGAGATTAAACCTACAGGAACTGGATTAGTTGATATTAGTCCACAGAGTTCAGTTTCAATTCAGCCAGGAGCTGTAGCTACAATTAGACCAACAGGTGACTTAATTTTAGCATCAGCATCAGGATCAGTATCGTTAGGCGAAGCTGGAAAACCAACGGCATTTCCAGGTAACTTAGATTTTACAGCAAATAACCAAACTATTAATATGTCACCAACAGGGGCATCATCAGCTGTTACAATCGACCCGGCCGGCGATACTACTATTGGAGCAGGCGGCTCACTAACAATATCTTCAGATGCACTAGGCAGTATAGACAACGTTTCAATTGGTTTGGTAACACCAGCAGCAGGAAGATTTACAGCATTCACTAGTACAGGCACAGGTAATTTTACAGCAGGCGGCGCATCGACTAGTACTACTTCAGGTAGTATTGTTGTAACAGGCGGTGCAGGTATTAGTGGCGCATTGTATGCAGGAAGTATAGAAGGACCAATCGGTAGCGCAGCTGCAGCTTCGGGTGCATTTACAACATTAACATCAAGTGGTGTTACTACTGTTACAAACACTACAGCGGCAACAAATGTTAATTCAGGAGCATTACAAGTTGACGGCGGCGTAGGCATAAACGGTGCATTGTATGCAGGAAGTATACAAAATACTACAATTGGTAATACAACAGCAGCGGCAGCATCCTTTACAACACTAAATGCAAACTCAACAGTTGATATTACAGGAACAACAGACGCATCTAATGCTACAGGTGATACTGGTATTCTTCGTGTAGAAGGCGGCGCAAGTATTGCTAAACGTGTATACTCCGGCGGAGGCTTTGTAGGTGCAATTGGTAACGTATCAAGAAGCACAGGACAATTTACTACACTAGATGCTAACAGCACAGTTACACTTAGTCCGGGAGCAAACGTAACAATTAGTCCAAGTGGATCAGGTACAGTTACATTATCACCAGCAGGTGGCGGCTCTATTAACAACATGAGTATTGGTGCTACAACAGCATCAACTGGTAAATTCTCAAATTTAGAAGCAACCGGTAACTTAGATGTTGCACGTTATATTAGACACACGGGTGATACAAACACATATATTGATTTTGAAGGTGATACACTAAGCTTCTACACAGGCGGTAGTCGTGAAATGACAATTAACACCTCGGGTGTTAGATTAGGTGATACAGGTAACGGCTACTTCCAACCAGTAAGCGGTGACTACGGTTCAATTCAAATTGACGGTGGCGCACACGGAGGTTGGGAAGGCTATAATATTGGTGGCCGTGCTGTGTTTATGCATGATAATTCTAACAGTATGGGACTGTATGACGATGTAAACAACGAATGGGGCTTCCAATACATCTTTAACAGTGAAGCTAGATTATACTTTAATGGCGCTGAGAAATTTAATACATTTACTAGTGGTGCTGAAGTAACTGGACAACTAAGAGCAACACAACAAGTTATTGCTTATTACTCAGATGAACGCCTAAAGGATTTTGAAGGCAAAATTCCAAATGCATTAGATAAAGTAATGGCACTAAACGGTTACTACTATACAGGCAATGACAGAGCTAAAGAACTAGGCTTCGAAGGCGATCATAGACAAGTAGGTGTTAGCGCACAAGAAGTAATGGCTATTATGCCTGAAGTAGTACAAGATGCTCCAATAAATAATAAGTCGGAAGAAGAAAATTTAGATTACAAAACAGTACAATACGAAAGACTTGTACCGTTGCTAATTGAAGCAATTAAAGAATTAAAGCAAGAAATAAATAGTCTTAAAGGAGATAATTAAAAATGGCAACTGAGATTAATAATGTTGGTATTACGTTTCCAAATGGCACAACAGCAGAAACACTGCAACAATATAATGAACTTTGGATTTATAATGGTAGTCACTGGAGTGTAACAAACGGCGGACGCTGTTGTTTATGGACTGTGCCAACTGGAACAACTTCTATCAAATTTGAAATAGTATCTGGAGGCGGCCCAGGAGGCGCATCGGGCGGAGATTACGATTTTGGTGTAGGCGGCAGTGGCGGCAATTATACATCAAAAGTAATGAGAAAATCGGCAAGTTGTTTTACCAATGGGTGTCAATACAGAGCGTGTGCAGCCGGAACATCAAGCTGTAGTTGCTGTTGCCGATGTGGTGTTAATTGTAGACACGGATGTAAGTCATTTGTACAAGGTCGAGGATTAAGCAACTTCTGTGCGCAAGGCGGCATGGGCGGATCAACACCATACGATATTATGAGTAACTGTTATAACTGTTTTATCGGTAATACACAATGTAACAAAGGTCAATACAACGCAGGTTGGATGAACTGTTATTGTAATGAAGCAACGTTTGGCGGCGATGTTGAATTTAGAGGAACGTCAGGATCAATGAATAGACAGTATAACTGTTGTGCTGATACATTTAGTGTTGCAGGAACTCCAACAGGACCATTTAGTTCTGCACACGGAGTAAGTGGTAAACACTGGTGTACAGGTAACCTAGCATGTTGTTCTTCACACTCAGTGTGGCCAGGCAACGGCGGAGGTGGACACGGAACAGGTTCACGTAACGCTTGTTGGGGTAACTGGGGTGCAGGCGGATTAGTTAAGATAACATACACCTAAGGAGATAGAATATTATGACAACACCGAGAATACTTACATATCCGATACCAGATGAATTATATTCTGCTACTAGGACAATGGGTAAAACAAGTACACAAACTTATATTGGACCTGATAGTTTATTCCTCTATCTTAATGAAGACGGTAGGATTATAAACTCATTTGCACCAGACGAATTACCGCCAGTTGAAACTAGAGGTGCAGACGAAACAGTAGTTGAATTTGTTCCGGAAACTGATGATGATTATATCAAAATTATGATTTTGTATAGCCATTGGCTACCAAAAGAATACGAATGTGCAGTTGGTCCAGACGACGACCCTAATATTGTTGTTAGTGACCCAACTGATATTATTATGGTTTTTGACGAAGTATCAATTGTAGAGGATTATACTGCACCACTTGAATTTTTAGTTTATACTAAGCACAAGACTAGAGACGATGCTTGGCTAAGATCAGTTAGAGATAGTATGCTGTTAGAAAGTGACAGTCGCTTATCTCCTGATATGCCAGATTCATTAAGAACTCAATGGGAAACATATAGACAAAAACTTCGTGATATTCCTGACACTTATGCAGATGTGCCAAATTGGTTAATTAGATTTCCTTTAGCACCTGATATTGTTGGAGATCCAGATTTTGATGATGATCAAGTAGATATAATAATGATTGCAGATAGAACAGCCGAAGATCAAGCAGCTATTGATCAATTGCCAAATGGATTAAGTTAACTAAAAGATTAACAGAAACATTAAAAAAGGCCTGGTAACGGGCCTTTTTTTACGACCAATAAGCCAGTTAGTGCTGTCGCAAAAAAACATCATTATAAATATTACAAATTAGAACAAGAGGATATTTATTAATGAAAAAAGCATTTTACATTAACGGTGGCGCAGGAAGAGTTTTGTGTGCCATTCCTGCACTAGAGTATCATATTAAACATATTGATCCAACTGTAGTAATTATTGTTGAAGGCTGGTTAGAAATATGCTTATTAAACAAGGCAATAATGCATAATGTTTATCCACACGATCATCCAAACTTAATAGAGAAGTTATTAGATAGGGAAGTTATTAGTCCAGAACCATACAGACTAAATGCATACTTTACTCAAAGATGTAATCTTGTACAGGCATTTGACATGTTAATTAACTACGATACTCCTCCAACTGATATACCAGAAGTTAAAGAATATAATATGTTTATTAGTAAATCTGATGCATTAGTAGCACAAAATCTTATCAAAGAAGTAAAAGCTCATACAAAGAAAGATAAATTTATAGTATTTCAGCCACTTGGATCAACAGCAACAGCTGAAGGTCAATATATTATAGACGAAAGCGGTAGGTCATTTGAAACCGAAGATATTTTTCAAATAGTTGAGGAACTAAACAACGACTACGGTGTTATAATAATGGGGGATATTAAAATTCCTAATCTGCCAAAAGGTGTGATTGTTCCAGAAGAAATTACACTATTGCAGTGGACAGCAATTATACATGCAGCTGACTATTTTATAGGATGTGATAGTGTAGGGCAACATGTTGCACATGCTCTTGAAAAACCAGGCACGGTTGTTATTGGTAGTACCTTCCCTGAAAATACATCTTACACTAGTGGCACTACATTAACAGTTATCGATAACGGCAAAGATCGAAAAATTTATTCACCGATACGAATGACATACGATGTTAGAATTGAAAAAAATAATGAATACTTAATGAAACTAGACGATAGCACTATTAAAAAAATAATAAGTGATATTAAAAATAAATTAGGTAGTACTAGTCCTAAAGTAATTAAATCAAAGGTTGCTTCTTAAAGGAAATATATATGTCAACACAAACAGGATACATAGCAGGAATTGCCCGAGGACATAACGCAGGTGTGTGTCTTCTTAAAGATGGCGAAATTGTTTTTTCAATTGAAGAAGAAAGACTTACTAGAGCAAAGTATGACGGGACACCATTTGCTAGTATGATTAAGATATTAGACTATACTGATAAAATAGATTACTTAGTTATATCTCATACACATGCTGATGAGAATGTTACAGACTATACAGGAGAAGATCCTTATACTTCGTTAGCTAGAAAAATTGGACTAATAGAAGGCGGACATCCTCCTAAAAATCATCCACAAGTTATTGAACACTGGGAACAACATCATAGAAGCCATGCTGCTTGTGCATTTTATAGATCAGGATTTGAAACAGCAAATGTTATTATTGTAGATGGTGCAGGCACCTTTGCTTCTAGACACGACGGACAAACAATGTGGGAAGTTGAAAGTGCATATCATGCATCATACCCGGATAATTTTGTTGAGCTATACAAACATTTTGGCGGCAATGGCCCTTGGTTAACTGAATATCATAACGATGGTATAGAAGTTTTAATAGATGACAAAGCAGGCATTGTTAAAGCGTATGAAGCTGTAACACAATTTTGTGGATGGCAGTCTATTGAAGCAGGAAAAACTATGGGATTATTTCCATATGGAGAACCTAATAAGGCACCAAGAATTTATGATAGTGTTAGCGGAAATAGAAATATTATAATGCCTACGTATCCAAACGGTGCTAGAGTCAACGACGAATTATATCCAGAATTGCTTGATAGAGTGCATGATCCAAAAGAGTTGTGGTCACACCTGTCAGAAGACAGTTCCGAAGAAGAAATAGCACAAGTTGAACAATTACTAGCAAGTGAAGATTTAACATTGTTACAGTCTCGAAGAAATATGGCATATAATGTACAAACTGAATCTCAGCAACTGGTACTTGAGCTAATATTAAAAACAATTGAAAAAACAGGTAATAAAAATATAGTAATAAGTGGCGGCTATGGTCTTAACTGTGTTGCTAATTATTTTTATTTAAATCACTTGCCAGAAGGTACAAATTTATATGTTGAACCTATATCTACTGATGCAGGAACAGCAATAGGCGCTGCACTTTATCATTATCATACAACTACTAAAGATGAAAAAGTTAGGAACAAAGATGAAAACTTGTATCTCGGTCCTGTTCAAAATATTACAGAAGAAGAAATTGTAAATTGTGCTACTAAGTATAATGGTATTATAGAATATAATGTTAATTACACAGATGTTATTAATACCATTAGAGAAAAAAATATTGTAGCATTGTTCCAAGAACGTTGCGAAAACGGTCCTAGAGCTTTGGGCAATAGAAGTTTAATGTTTGATGCTACAATGCCAGATGGTAAGGACTTTGTTAATTTAATTAAGAAAAGAGAATACTTTAGACCCTTTGCTGCATCAGTACTACAAGAAGATGTACATGATTGGTTTGATCTTCGTGGTATGGAAGATTCGCCAAGTATGATGTATGCTGTAAATTGTCAACCAGGTGTTGAAGAAAAGATCCCGGCTGTTATTCATGTCGACGGTACTTGTCGTATTCAAACTGTTACTAAGGAAACAAATGAGCATTGGTACAACTTAATTAACGAG